TGATCCTACTGATACACGCCTTCAAGTTTATGCTTAAGGTGGTTAAGGGCTTGGTGTCTGCTGTTTGGGGCCTCTTTGCCGATATGTTCGGTTTGAGGGAACCCGAGGAGCAGAGTAACACCAAGGAGCCCAAGGTGAGGACCAAAGCCCGTGTTGAGGGCATTCCTAGGTTCGCCGAGCAGCAAGCAAACAGTCAGCTGGGCGTCCCTCCCAAGGACGTTATGGCGGATTTGTACTATAAGAACTGCTACAAGGTTCTGATCACCGAGGGGGCCAAGGATAAAGACGGTGTTAGTCTTGGTCAGGTCCTATTTTTGGAGGGAGACCTTGCGGTGATGCCTGCCCACTTTTATGACGAGTTGCAGAAGAGTGAGAATGCGGGTAAGTACATGCGGTTTTACTCGTGTGACTCGCACCGCTTCGACAGCTCCATACCGATATCTTCGTTCTTGACTTTCAAGAATGCATTTGTCGCTAAGGAGGTGGATCTCGTTTACGTCAAGTTCAACAAGGGTTTCATTAAGGCTTCGCGCCACATCACGCATCTGTTACTTACTGAGGCCCAGATGGCCCAGGCCATAAGGCAACGGGAGATCACCGTCAGGCTGGACACTTGCAGGATTTTCACCTACAGTAGTGAGCTTACCCTTGGTCGGATGACACACACATCTCCGTACATAGAGCTCGTCAATAACCTCATGGTTAGCGGCGTCTCTAGGGACGGTTTGCTCAAGTACACCATGCCCACCGAGTTAGGGGATTGCGGTTCTCCTTTGAGTATCGCTGAACCCAAACATTGGGGTGGTAGGGCGCTGTTGGGCATTCATGTGGCTGGGCAAGCTGGATCTATTTCGAGATTTGGCATGGCTACCATTTTGACCCAGGAGAATGTGGCATATGCGCGTTCGAAGTTGAGTTGTTATGAAGATTCCTTCATCAACAATTGTATGGAGCGCGACATTCTTGTTGCCCATGATCCTGAGGGAGAGCGTGCCATCACACAAGCAGGTCTTGTGAGCGGGTCGATGACTTACATTGGCACCGTCGACAAACCTCTATATGTGGCAGGCAAGTCGAAGATCAAGCAGAGTGCTGCTTATGGTCTGTTCGACGATATTGCCGGCCCTTGTCCCAATGGGGTGGCTCACTTGAAGCCCTTTTACAAGGATGGTACTCGTATTGAGCCCATGGCCAAGGCCATGTCTGCTTATCAGAGTCCACTCGAGTATAGGCCAGTTGAGGACATGCAGGCTATCGTTGATTTAGCCACAGGCCCACACTTTCACGCCACCAGGCATGCGCCTAGGTACATCCTTACTTTTGATCAGGCTGTCGTTCCAGACGAGCCCATGAAGGTGAAGAATATCCCACGCGACACGTCACCTGGCTATCCATATCGTTTAGCTGGCGATGTCGGTAAGAAGGGCCTGTTTGGAAGCGGTGATCAGTATGAACTCAAAGGTGAGAAGTGTGCAGCTCTCAGGGAGGATGTCGCTCGTATTATTGATGCGGCCAAGCGTAATGTTAGGCTTGCACATTTGTTTGTCGATTTCCTCAAGGATGAGCTACGCCCTTTGCACAAGGTTGAGCAAGGTGCGACGCGCGCCATTTCTGGTGCGGCGGTGGATTATACCATTGCTGTGCGTATGTACTTTGGTGCGTTCTTGGCTGCGATGTTCTCGCACCATACTGAGTCAGGTATGGCGCCTGGTATCAACCACTATACTGAGTGGTCGGAGCTTGCCAATAATATGGTCAAGTTTGGAGGCGAGAAGGTGTTCGGTGGCGATTTCTCCAGGTTGATGCTTCCGAGCAGCCCTATGTGCATATGCACATTCTTGGGTATATCAACCGCTGGTACAAGTTCAACAACCCAGATTGGTGCAAGGAGGACGAGCAAGTTAGGGATATTCTCTGGCTTGATCTTATCCATTCTAGGCACCTCACTGGCCTTAATGGTCGGATGGAGCACATCGTGCAGTGGAATAAGTCGCTACCGAGTGGACACCCTTTGACGACACCTGTCAACTCCTTGTACTCCCTCATTACCCTCACCGCATGCTATGTGCATTCTCTGCCAAATAGAGATGTGCGTGACATGTGGAACTATGTCTACATATGCACTTTCGGAGATGACAATATCGTTGCCCTTTCAGACACAGTGGCCGAAGTCTTTAATCAGACCACTGTGGCGAAGAAGATGGATGAGCTTTTCGGGCTTGTTTATACTTCTGATAAGAAGGAAGCCGAGCTCATCAAATATGAGTCCATTGAGGACATCACTTTCCTTAAGTGCTCCTTTTCCCGCCAGCCTATAGGAGGCTCCGCTTGGAGTGCACCCTTGGTCAAAGAGAGCTTTCTCTATACCCCCTACTGGTATAAGAACTCACGTGACCAACGTGGTGATCTGTATGAGAACATGACGCACTGTCTTGGTGAGATGTGCTTGCATGAGGAGAGTGTGTGGGAAACATACTTTCCACCAATCGAGGCTTGGGCCACCGAGAACGACTTTAAACTTCCCTTTTACAATAGGGAGACTGCTCGTGCTTGGATTGCGACCCGCGCCGACGTTTGGTATTAGGCGTATATACGGGCTTACCATTCATAAATACCGTGGCAACGGTGTATGGTTAGTTGTCAGGAAAGCCTCACCCTTGGGCATCGTCCCTTACTACTCAGGCTGAGCCAGAGAGATTTGCCACACTTGATGCCAGGTTGTGTTGCCAGCATTTCGTATATAGACACACTAACAATGAAC